AAAGCCACCCAGGTACAACGTCTTCTTCTCCTGGTGTAATGGCGCTGTTCTCTGGGACGGGCAGTCTTGGTATATGGCAATTGCTACATTCCCCAACCATTGTCCGATAGTATCTGCAGGAATGGTTACAACTATTGCAGAGCCTGAGTTACAAGTTAAGACCCCTCCTGTATCATCCTGAACTAGTGTTCTAGTGGCTGTTACTGGTAAAGGCACATTGCTAGCTACCTCAACTGCCCCTTGCCCCACTGGAACTTTCCTAATACCACCTCCAGTGCTATAAACATTTACAAATTCCATGGCAGACTCCTAATACTTATTAAGATAAAAAGAAACCCCTATTCAGGAAAGACCGGGAGATAGTCTGTTGAATAGGGGTTCTTAAAAACTACAAATTAGCCAGCCACACCAGCCTGAAGGCCTTCGATAATCATGCAGCCCCACGGGTTGAGAATCTCAGCTGCATACTCAGAAGTCAAGCTGCCGCCAATACCATCAGTGCCATTCTCGACAATCTTGCCACCAGCTCCATATTCTTCTGCCAGGGCGTTACGACCAGACATATAAGCAAGCTTGATAGACGGAATATCAAGGATGAGCAGACGGCCTGCGGTGCTGTCATAGCCGTTAAGCAAGCTATGCTCCAGGAGACGCAAGGTGCCTTTGTAAAGCTTGAAGTTCTGATAGTCCATACCAAAGGTAGTGGTATCAGGAGTAAGCTGAACAGAGCCGTTCTTGGTAGCAATCTGGTTCAAGACATTGATGGCAGTCTCATCACCAAAGGCGTAACGCATCCGAGGATTGCCAAGATCTGTCGAGAACTTAAATGCCTTAGCCGCATAGGCCGTAAGCTCAGTCAGGCTAGTAGTTGCACCTGCCGTCTGGTAGTTCACGTTGCCGGTATATTGACGAACTGCATCAATAATACCCTGGGTTGTATGGATAGGCTGCGCACCCGAGGTATCCATCTTAGCTTGGCCCCAGATCAGCGCAGTCTCTTGATCCAGGGTGTGCATAAAGGCACAGTCTTGACGGTTCTCCGCTACGTTCTCAAAGCCACCTTCCATCAAAGAGGCTTTAGCAGTTCCAGTAACTGCCCAGGCATTACGGAAGATCTGGGTAAAGTTAGGAACATAAACAGTCGGGAACTGCCGTGCACCAGGACGGGAACTATTCTCTGCGGCTGCCGTACCAAGACGGATAATCTTTTGCCCTGTAACACCAGCAGTATCAGCTACCCGACCAAAGGCTTTAGTGACAGTAAGAACTGCGCCTGCAACTGCCGTAACCAGCATGTTTTCACGAGAAGCTACGTTATGAATCAGATCACCCGCAGCAATACCAGCAGCAGAAACCACAGTAATAGTTGCAGCTGCAATAGCATAGTTAGCTGCTACAGTCGTGGTAGTGAATTCTGCGGTCTTGCTAAAATAGCCATGAGTGGAAGCCTTAGCAGTCGTAGTTCCCATCATGGAACTCATACCCAGGATAGGGCTAGAGCCATTTGGGAACAGACGCATAAGGTGGGAAGCCAGGCTAAGCTTGTTCAGCTCTGCAGGGTGGCCAGTACGAGGAACAGTGTTAAACACGCCAGTCATTAGTGCCATGTGTAAATCTCCGTTTAGTTAGATGAGGTGCCCAAGTAGGCATCCCAGTCTTGAATCTGCCCAGCGCTTTCCTGTTTGGTTTGCTGGGACTGTGGGGTAATAGCAGCATGAATATCGTTAAAGTAATTCATAGCCTGCTGTACAATTTCAGAAGGATTAGCATCCGGAGAGCTTTTAGCAAACTCTCGTGCAATTCTGGCAACTTCCTGTTTAACCAAAGGGTTTTTCAGATTAGCCTGACTTGACACTGCTTGATCCAGAAGGGAGGTTTTTACACTACTATTCACTGCGTTTCTATCGTACTCGCCCCTACGATTCAGGTGGGTATCGGTAAGTCTCGTACCATGATCCAGGGCTGCTGCATAAGCATTTCTATTGGTATGCTGCATAAGCTCCAGGAGAGAGGCTACATCTCCTGTCTGAGCTTTCTGAAGCAACTCTTGTGGAACGCCTTTCATGAAGTCCATCTTAGAGGAAACTTCTTGAAGGGTATTACTATCCAGATTAAAAGCCGGAGGACCTTCAGTCTGAACCGCTGCGGATTTTTCGAACATCTTAGCATAGATGTCCATAGGATCAGGAATTTCTACCTGCTTAGGGGCTTCCTGTTGGGGCTGCGCTGGCTTCGCTGGCTGCGCCGCTTGTGGCATTGCTGCCTGTTCTGAAGCACTCTTGCCAATAATGGCGCTCATAAAGCTCATTTATCTACTCCGATATTTAGAAGGGTTGTAATTACCGATAATTTACCAGATACTACTGAGTGTTGTTGCACCAGGTTCTCTGTACTGCCATTCAGGGTTGAAATTCCTAGGAGTTCCTTCCCACTTTCTGCCCCCAGAATTCGGAGGTATTTCCTAACCGCTGCATTATTAGCAAAGACTTCAAAGATCAGCTGTTGCTCGGACTCTGAAAGAGCTTCCTCGGGGTAGATCAAGTCAAGTGGTTGCATCTTAAGCCCCTCCTCTATTTGCTAATTCTTGCTGCCTAATTTGATTCGCCTGGCCTCTTAGATCCTGTGCTCTGGCTCTTTGCTCATTCTCTATGTTTTGCTGGACCGGGTCACCCAGCTGCGCTGGAAGGGCTTGCTGTCCCAGCAGGGCTTGCTGCCCTGGAACTCCTTGGGGTTGAGGATTATATTCATCCAATCCCCTAATTCCGCCAAGCTGGGCCAAGTGAGCAACCATATTTGGAAGGCCTGCGCCATAAGCCTGTTGAAGAATCGGAGCCTGCATAATCAGTTGCATGAGTTGAGTAATCATCTCAGTGGAAGCAAGCTTGCTCTTAGGAGTGTAGCCATCCGCAATTCTGAATTTGAGAGCCTTCTTCCTCATTTGAGCAATTACTACTTGAAACTCTTCCCCTGACCTCTGTGAAGTAACTACTGCATCTTCTCCATATTGGTAGATATTGAATTTCAGCATCTCCTTCAAGGGGACAAAGAATTGATACTCAAGAGTCAGAGCTGGCAATCTGAGTCGATTGTCTGAGCCTCCCATAGTATCATTCCACTCTTTGACTGACTTATTACCCTTCTGAAATTGCCCTTGCTGAGGACCATTTAGACCGGAAAGTTCTTTGCCAAAGCTTACAATCTGCATCCCATACTGTATGGCGTTTTCAGTTCCACGAGCATCGAAAGGAATAGCTTTATAAGCACTATCAAGACCTTGGCCATCCAGGGAGTTAACTCTTACTGGAATCTTGGCTGCTGGAACTGGAGCATTTATGTCCCTAGGATTAATCTTAGAAGAGTCATAAAGTGCCCTATCCGAAACAGCTCTCCGGGCTGCATTGAAGGAGATATTGAACATGGTCTTAGCAGCTTGTTGGATCGGAATTGAACCTTCTGCTGTAGACTGTGTTTGATCCCCTAGCCCATCTTCCAAAGGCTGCCCGAAGAGGATAGGGAGATAATCATAAGCTGAAGTCATTCTCTCAGCTAGGACCAGGATTTCCCCGTTGATGATAACAATCTTGATAATCTGAGGAGTGTTAGGCTTAGGGCCGGGCATTCCTAGATCCCCTGGAGCTACTCTGACATAAAGGGTAATCTTCTCATAATTACCGAGGAGACCTACTGGGGAATCTGTAGATTTAACTCCAAGGAAAGCATTCCAGTCAATTGTGCTTGTAGGCTTCCTGGTGCTGATGTAATCTGAAACTTGAGGATGGGTTCTGTAATTAGGAGCATCGGAAGTGATGTAGCTTCCTATGGCATCCTTAACATTCATGGCTCCACCACCCATTGAAATCTTATTCAGATATTTTTTAAGCTTGGGCTTGGAAAGGATCTCAATGTAACCTGCGTAATCTCCCTCCTTGGAGCAATCTCCTGGAAGAGTGTTTCTATCTCGGATTGTATTGTAGGCATCCAGACGCTTGAGCTTGGTGAAATGAACTGCCTTCTTTTGGAGCTGAACTTGATCCTCAGAAAGGAGGTCATCCATAACCTCATATTGATCTACCGAGGTCCAGTCTGCCTCCACAGCTCCAAGATTGTATTTGACACAATCCCGAAAGAAAATAAGTAACTCGCGAGGATAACCGCCGAGCAAACTATGGTCATCCAAAAGAGCTTCCAGTGCCTCTGCGTCACCACGATTAGAAGGGCTAGACACAACTGGGAAGATGGGATAGCCGGACAGGAATACCTCCGCCAAATACGCCACCATTGAATCCACTTGGGAAACCACAACAGGCGGAGTGGTAGAAGGAGCATTGAACACACCAACAGGAGTAGTGGCCGCATCTATTCCTTCTCCATGTACGTCTCCTGTATTAGGATCCTTATTGGTCACATATCTTGCATATGCAACATCAATGGCTTCCATCTTGGAGTACATCTGCTCTTGAGACCTATGCTCGGAGAGGATGAATCTGGCCAGCTCCAAGATATTCTTTTGCACTTCCGGTTTTAATTGCTGTGCCATTTTTAATCCTAGAAAGGAGTATTATCTGTGACTACTCGGCATTCACCATCAATGGTTAGCCCATGGTCTAGCAAACGGATGCGATCCCAGTAGAGATTTCTTACATCGAGGCAATAAGCACAGGCATCTAGTAAGTCATCTCGGTTGGTCTTTACACCCATCTTATAGGTTGAGGCTTGCCAAGTAAAATCTCTTCGGGTTTCAAGGTCATGAATGTAGCAGTTCTTCTTATAAAGCTCTGCTATGTAGAGCCTAATTCGGTACTCTTTAGCTCGATTGGAAGGGCTTAGCTCTACAACACTTAGGTCCCTGATGTCAAGCTTGGTGATGTACTTGAGAACCCAGAACTGGAGTGTTTGCTGGTAGCCAGTTCCCTCAATTCCTATCAGGGAGCACTTCCACTTAACGGCTAGAGCCAGAGTCCTGAGGATAATCTGCTCAGGATCATTAAGAGTTGGGTCTTTGTGGGAAGATGCTCTATCTACAACTGCTGACATTTCCCCAAACTTCAAGTGAACAATGATTTCGTTTGCATCACTATTTTTCTTAAAGCCTGCGGGATCGACTGTTACGAAAGCTCCATCAGCCTGCTCAAGTTCAAAGGCTTCAATTGGGCTATCAGGTAGAGGATTGGGGAAGATGCTTTGAGCTGAGTTTGTTGGGTCATTCATCACCTCAGCAAACCAGACATGACTCATCCCCAGAGATTCATCATGGTAGTAACTTTCCATGAGAGTTTCTAGGGAATGCAGTTCAGGCCAAAGAGGTTTGCCATCTTGAAGAATGGCGCCTGTAACCATGGAATGCCAAGACTCTGACTTCTTAAGCTGGGCTAGGATGCAGGTTCCACCGTACATGTTTCCTACGTAGATGATAACAGGATTGCCATGAGGTGTAATGCTCTTGAAGATGGAACCTGTGAGAGTCTTAAGGAGCGTGTAGCTCTCAGTCTCAGATTCACTATTGGCAAGGGTCTGAGCATCATCACAGAATATTAAGTCAGGACGCTGGAAGTGCAGGTTAATCCCTCGAACTCCACCTGACCATCCTCTAGCTACTAAGGAAATTGACTCTCCGTGGTATTGATTCTTCTTAGTGTCAGCGGAATCAATTGAAAGCCCCTGTTCCCAATCCCCGAAAACTGAGGCAATTCCAGGGCTACCCATAATGTAATGAATGTCAGCTAGGAGAAGCTCAGCTAGCTTAGCATCCGCACAAATTATGAGGATAAACTTTGCTTTGTCGTAACAGAGAAACCAGCAGATAAGGACTTTAATGAAGGTGGTCTTAGCATGCCCACGAGGAAGCCCAAGTGCAAAGCGGAAAACACTTTGAATTGAGACATCCCGGTTTACAATCAGCTGGAAGGAAGCTATGTAGAAAAGAGGAAGGGCATAAATGCAAACTGAAGGGATACAAAGAGAGGCAAAGAAATTGATATCTGTTTTGCAACGATCGTAGATATCAGAGATATTTACACTTACCAGTTCGATATTTGAGGCTGGGGAATCTTCAGCTTCCTTTACGATGTCATTCATTTCTTCCCCTCAGGTTACTAGAACATGAATTGGTTAGGATCTGGAGGGTTTACAGGTCTATTCATAATAGCTTGAACCTTTGCTAGGTCCGAAGAACTCATCATACCAGCGGACATATGGTCTGTGAATTTGCTTATAGCAGCAGCAGAATCTTCGGGAATAGACATATTTTCTACCACAAGAGCCTCAATAACTTCTCCAGTGCTAGTATCCATCCGGATTGTAGCAACCTGAAGTCCTACTGGCATGGAGCAAAAGATTCCATCATTCCTACTTTGGCCCTG